CCCTCGAAAATAGTGTCCTCCAACCGGGCAAGCCACTCGGGGATGCCTAATTCCTTTTCATAGACACTGTGGTCTGATGTCGAATATTCTTTGCCCAACCTTATATTCAGTGAATGGATGGAACAGCCGACGGCGCACCCTTTCCATATGCCATTTTCTGTGCCATACGTTCCTTGAATAATCTGGTCCTGCTTGCGGTGATTCTCCACTTCGGCGAGAATCATCGTCTTCAATGCTGTATCGTTGTTGAATGATATAAGTGTTTTCATGACTTTATTTTTTTATATATTACATATCCTGCTTCTTTGACTATTTTGATGGCATTTTCGAGGGTCAAAGTGTCCGAGTCTCCAAGTGCCTTTTCCGAGTTTCCAGATTTAAAGTTGCGAACACCGAGGAAGCGACAGTAGGAGTCCCAATCGTCGTCCCAGTAGTCGAGGTACAGGCTCCGCTCGGAACCGCCCCTGTCGAGGTACGGCACGTAGCGAGCACCGTCGACCTCAGCAACGGATCCTAGACCTATCACCAAATCATTTCTATTCCAGCCTTCAATGGCATACTTAATGAGTTCCCATGCATTTACTGCCTTGTATCCATCCTTCTCCATTTCTTTTATAGCATCTTCAGATGAAATGTATCGGTTGAAGTGATAGAGCTTAAAATCGGTCGAGATTTCTTTCGGCGTTTTGAACAAAATGTCGGTTATTGAGTTGTTCACCCAATCAAACTTTGCTTGTTTGATGAGGGAGGATAGCTTGGGGATTTTTGTGGTTGGTTTCATAGTTTTATTTCATTGGTTTTTGATTATCTCTAATAATTTTCACGCTGCTCGTTTTTTGCAACATACCGTTCGACCTTTTGCTTTTCTGCCCGATGTCTTTGCCACCGGATATTGACCGCCCGGCGGCCGAACTCGCTCCGTTCCTGTTTTGACCGTTTCCGCATGCTGTTTGTGCCGCCTTTCTTGCCGATTTCCGACATGATTTGTCTGAGTATCTTCTTGTTCATGGTAATAGTATATCAAACTGGTTGGTAATGGGAAGTGGATAACTAAAACTCCGGCCGGTATACTTCTTCGGGGTATTCGATATTTAATGGTTTGTCCTTGTCCTCATCTTTGGGGAAAGGGACATGAATGCCGAACTTTTCTCCCAAATAACGATTGATGTGATCGTACACGATGTCAATTTCCGACACTTTATCAAGGTCAGTCGTGCTGTTTTTCTTGATGAGGGCTTTCTGTATCGGGCGCCAGAGAAGCTCCTTGCAAATCTCCTTGTTCCAGTCGAGGTCTATGACTTCTTTCAAGACCAACTGTACTGTGTATCCGCCGGCATTGAGCTCACGGGCCACCATGTCGAGCCAGAGATGCAAACTTCGATTTTGTGCATCCGTCCGTACATGCGTCTTTTTATCAATCTTCACGACCAACTGTTTCGTATCGAGATTCAGCAATTCTTTCATGGCCTCATCCTTGTTGTTGAAGACCAACTGACCGTTTTGAGCTGTGGCGTAGAGGAGTGTCATAGATTTTTATAATATTCGATCTTTTTGAGGTAATCTTCCTCCGTCCACTTGGATATCTTGTTTTTCAGTTTATACAGTTCATCCACTTTTTCTTTGCCGAGTTTTAGACTGTACTCATACAGATTGCCGCCAAGATTGATATTGTCATGGTAGCAACAACCGTGAACGTTATCTTCATTGAAGTACAATTCAATTCCGCCGACCGATTTTGGAATGAAATGCGCCGCATGATACCCGGAGCCTTCACATTTTCTGCCGCAAATGAAACAGATGTATTTGTCCCTCTTGCGGATGAACAATGAAAACTCTTTCCACAATCTTCTTTTAAGGACTGATATTTTCTGTTTCGACCTTTTCTTCAATTTTGACCTTTTAAGGGGTTTATTAGACCTTTTGAGGGATTGGATACGTTTCATGGTTTAGACGCGTTATAGCTCATTTTTGGGCCTTTAAACGAATGGTATATCGCCACCATTGTTCTCTAAAAGCCATTTACGCCATCCCAACCATGTTTTTTTAACCTCATCGTCGGTAATGGTTGCTCCGCGCGCTTCACTGCCCTTAATCCACTCTACCGTCAAAAGAGTTGCATCACGATGAGCGGCCATGAGGGCGATGGCATCTTCTTTCCTGTCCATGGCTTTTGATATAGCTGCCGTTTTTTCCTTGACCGCAGTGACCATGCCACTTGGTTTTCTCGTAAACTCTCCGGGAGCCTTGACGGGGTAGAAAGTCCTGTTGGTGAACTGGCCGTTTTGTTTGACCGTGATGTCTCCCACGAGTTCGGTGCCGACGGCGAACATGTTGAAGTCTTCCGAGTTCTTCCATATGGTGACTTTCTCCGTTTCAAGACCGTTTGTGTCCTGAAGCGTTGCATCAGCTTTTTCCTTGCCCGTTGAGGTTGTTTTTTTTTCTAGCTTTGTGATGATGTATTTTTGTGACATGCTATTTTGGTTTGTTAATGTGTTTACATTCCCCATTTATACACAATTCATTTTCTTGTTCTATCGTTTTAAGCGCTTGTGCTTGTTCCTTTGCATTGAGACCGAGATTGATGTCGGCATCAGTGCATTTGCAAAATCCTTTTTCCCTGAGCTTGCAGTCATGTATCATTCCATCCAACCATTCCTCATGGGTTAATTTAATCCCCGGTTTCCATTCTTTAACTTTTAGTTTTTTGAATATTCTTTCCATAATTATTTTATTACAATTGCCGGATGTTCATTCTCAAAATCGAGGTGGTCTTGCTTCGACCATGCAAGAGCTTGCTGTGCCTGTTCCCACTTGATTGATTGAAGCGAGTGGGTGTGGTTGTAGATTTCGGTGTAGAGAAAGGCGAGGAGCGCTCCGGCGATAACGATGGTGTAGAGCACTATCTGCACCCACCTCCAGATTTTGGCCATCGTCTTTCGGTACCGCCTCATTCTCAAGTCTTCCTGGATTTCGGAATAGTCCATGTTAATTTTCTCTGTCAATTACCAAGGGATCCGCCTCGTTATCGCTATCATCGTCCATCTGTGCAGCAGTATCTCCGTGATCGACCTTTTCAATTTTTCGCTGAATCCTGCCGATGTCCGCCATGGCACTGTCCCAGTCGTTTGAAATCAGGACATAGTCCGGCCGCATGGCTTCAACGTCCATATCGTCCTTTGCCTCCAACACCACTTTGATTTGTATTCTCATGAATTTGTATGTTAGCGTTGATAATATCGTTTCAGATGTCCGTGTCATTGATGACAAGGGCTGATGGATTTGAGATTGCCTTTTTTCCCGTCGAAACCGGAAAGAGGTTCAACCCATCGTCTCATCACCAGAGAAACGGACACCTGAAGAAAATCTACTTAGACCAGCACTTCTGCGAAGAACTCCACGGGCTTGTCCCGACATTTTCGTAGAGCCATTGCGCCATTGATTCGTTGCCCACTGACGTTGAGAGGTCATATCCAAGTTTCGTCGCCGTCGCATTCCACGTGCTGTTAATCTGATATTCGCCCTGGTCGTATGTCCCATTCGTGTTTACATGAATGAGCATTTGGCCCTGGGTATTGTCCTGCATATCACTGCTCTCGCACTTCTCGATCCTCGAAAGGACAGGGGAGATCGGCGTGACCGGCACGTTCACAACCCTGTCTGCGAACACCGTTACCGGCGAGAGCGTCGAGCCGGCCTTGAACGAGCCGTACGCTATTCCCGACACCGACGTGACAATCGCAGTCGTGATAAACAATTTGCGAAGAAACCGGGCGGTGCGAAACTTGAATACTTCCCACTTGCTTGCCCCTACCCACACGTCTTTGAGGCGTGTATCGCCCGCAAAGACCTTAATCTTTTTCATAGTTAGTTTTTATAATTCTGCATCGGGTCGCCCCGACGAATCTCTTGTGAATGAACTTTCGTATGTTCATCTGGTAGAAGTATAGCAAGCCGTCTGGTATTGTCAAGGAGTAACTGTTGATAACTTTTTGCGATGTAATTTATGGCTTGAATGCTCGGGATGATGGTAATGGCACTTATGACATAGCGTGATGAGAATCGGTACGTCGGCTATTTTGTCATAACCCCGGCTTCTCTTGCCGCAGAGGCCGTTTAAATGGTGAACATCGAATAGTTTTCTGTGTCGTTGCTTCGCCTGGGCCGGTGTCATTCTTTTACCGCACGTCTGACAAGTAAAGTTATCTCTCTCACGAACTCGCATTCTTGTGAACTCTCGTCCCTTGCTTTTGGGGTAAGGTTTCATATTACTCCAACAATGGTCTTATTTGTGATAAGGGCAATCCCATCTTTTCTTTTGGTTCTTCTTGAGCGACTTGTTTTGCCAAGTATAATAAGTCTCTTAATTTTTTATCAACTCCTTTTGATCGTATCTCATTCCAATCATCGCTATCGAGTTCATGGGTAGCATTCCATCCCATTGTGGCTTGATAGTCTGGTTCAATTCCACGGATAGAACTACCGATTATAGCCAAACCATTGTCAAATACTGTCCGTTCGTCTGGATTAAAAAATAGCCGATAAGCCTTGTGAGCTTGTTCTCCGTTAATGGTGTATTTTTGATCTTCACGAAATCCGGCGATTATTTTCACTTTAAGGTTCATATGATTTTAGTTTCTTTTTTAGTGCTGATAATTTTGCTTTGGCCTATAAAAGCCAATAATTTACCGAGATTTCGTTCTAACTCGTAGGGAGTAGTAATTCGTGGTGCGTAAGGCTGAATTATGATTTTAGGTAATTGTTCGGTAATTTTAAGCACTTTTTCCAATCCATATTTTTTTATGAGATATACGGCTGATTTCCTCTCAGTCTTGTTTTTAAAGATATTTTCGTATGAGGGGTTTACCTCTTTGAAAGAATAAATGAAATCGGTAATTTCCTGCGGCGGCACGCCGCTATCTGTATTATTTTCTTCTTTACTTATTATTTTCTCTTCTATATTACTTATAGGTTGGATTTTCCCACGTAGGGATTTTCCCACTGTGGGATTTCCCGACTTAGGCTTTTCTACCCTAAGTTGGATTTCCCGACTTAGGCTGTGTTTAAGGGTATATTCCATTTTCCCATTGGATAATCTTTGGCGAACTAGATATCCATTTTCTTCTAATTCTTGCAGCATTCCCATAATTGCGTCCCTTCGATCAGTTGTTTCAAGTATCATCCTGTTACTTGAAAAATCCCATTCGTCTGGCTTGGAGAAAAGATATGCATACATGCCTTTGGCTTTAAAAGATAGCCGCGCATCTTTTAAAACTTCATTTGCAACCATTGTAAATGGTATATTTTCTTTTACCAACTTCATCGTTTGTTTTTCATATTTTTACAAGCAATAGTCCGCAGAAGACTGCTCTGGCTCGTTAAAACCAAAATCTTCTACGGACTGTTGCCTACAAATTATTGAATTGTAATGATTAACGATTTTGAGCATGTAATAATATTACCACGTCTTCGTCTCGTGCAAACTATCAATATGTGCATAACTTTGATATTGCTTATGTCTTATAGCGTGGTACAATATTCCCAGACATTTCAATACATGGTCATTCGGGTGGAGATGCACAAACCCATTGCGGGCGTCCAAGACGGGACGATAAACAACTCTCACAATCCAACAAAGGAACAAGGAACGATATATTTTTCTTTCAAGTTGCTTACACATTTCAATTCTCCGAGCCGCGGGCACATCCTCCACTTGCTCTCCGGCCGAATGCCCAGGTAAATAACTATCTTTCTTTTCCATTAAATCAATGGACTTCTCAGGTCGAACGTCACTCGGCGTAAACCCCGATTGAATGGAGAAGAAAGGTCGTTTAATTTAATCAATAAATAATTATGAATGTTTGGGAAAAAGGATCGTCGAAAGACAAAATAGAAAAGTTTCTTAAAGAATATCAGGAATTGGTCAAAAAGTACGATGTGGAACTTATGTCCGCACCGCAGTTGGTTCCATCGGGAGAACGAGGTTTTAATCTATCAGCCATTATCGTACCCATTGACAGGGCGCAGCAGGGTGTCAAAAGCCCGATGGGAGAGACAGTGGGTGATATCTTAAAATAGATGACTAATTTTATTCTCGGAATTGTGGTAGGATTACTAGTAGCAATTCTTAACGTCTTGGCATACCAAAAACGTGTCCAAGAAAAGGTCGAAAAGTTTATCAACAGAAATCAAATGGCGGAAATAGTCGATCTGACAGAGCCATTGAAAGACATATCAAAATGAACGATAATTTTGTACCCGCCCCAGAATTTGTGGAAGTCGAGCCCATTTCATCTTCAGGTGTATTAGCTAGTGATGAAAACAACAAATGGGAAGAGAAAGCAAGGATAATTCAGGTTAGAGATAGCGAATGGAGAGAATATTATGAATTTAAAGTTGGAGACATCATCTTTTTTCGGCGTCATGGTTTCTTTGAACTTGCGGAGCATGACGGAAAGAAACACTATGTCGTAAGAGTTTCGCCCGAATTTATTCTTGGAATTATAAAATATGAAAAATTACCCGATTAAAGGTTTCTATGTTGCGGAAAAATATGGTAAGAAATACTTAGCTGATTTCGATCCTTATGAAAAAGATAGAAAAGGAGAAAGGGAATACCGATTACAAGATTTAGAAGATTTTTTAGATGGAAAATATAAACCCATTGTGGCAGAAATCGAAGTGTAATTCCGGTCTATGGCTTCACGACTTTCAGGCCAACAGATATTTTGACGATGGGGTGGAAGACACGTGCACGCGGTGCGGACGGTCAGAGTTCTTCCGGTACTTCGATCCGAACGACAGATTTCTTTCTTACCACATACGTCAGACACTTAATCACAGTTTTCCAGAATTTTACATAGAATATGACAAAAGATAATTTAAAGGAATACTCAACATCACGAGACAGACTTGTTAGTGGAATAAATAAAGTGGCAGAGGTCATTAAGCCTACCTATGGCCCAAAGGGCAGCAATGTGGTCGTGGAAGTCGAATTGTATCCTGGGCATTGCGTGACAAATGATGGAAAACGCATTACCGATATGATTTATCTTGAAGATCCCATAGAACAGATGGGAGCAAATATGCTCAAGGAAGCGTGCGACAAGCAGGAACGGGAATGCGGCGATGGCCGAAAGACAACGTGTATTTTAACCGCTTCCATTCTCAATGAGGGAATTAAAACAAAAATGGACGGTCTTACTCTCAAAAGGGAACTTGACGCCGAGCTTCCTAAAATCATCGCTGAAATAGACAAGCAGAAAAAGGAAATACCGATTGAAGAAATAGGCAAGATTGCAAAGATAGCTTCCGAAAGCGCCGAAATCGGCAATCTCATCGGAGAAATCTATCCCAAAATTGGCAGAGAAGGCATTATCGAAGTAGAAAGCTCAAACGTTCCCCAGACATTCTACGAAGTGGTGGAGGGTTGCAGGCTTCATGGGGCAAAAAAGATACTTGACATAGTCCCTTACCAAAGCGTTTCAATCGTCGAAGACGCTACAATCCTCATCGTTAAGGATAAAATCGCGTCCAAGAGGCAAATAGAGGCCATATACAAGAAATTAAAGACGAGAGAAGTCGTGCTTTACTGTGATGAGATAGAGCAGAACGTCCTAGCCTCGCTTGCAAAGACCAATATCGCCGCTTTAAACGGAGAAGATGTCATCAAAACCCTCGTTATTAAAAGCCCTGTCATGTTCAAGGATTGGTTGTTTGAAGACCTACAAATCATGTCGGGTGCAATTGCCGTTGACTCATCCAAAGGCGCAACGTTCGAAGGGTTCAAAGAAGAATGGCTCGGCCATGTAAAGACATGGAAAGCGGAAAAGGACGAATCGCGTCTCAACGGTACCAAAGACATGTCTGAACATGTGGATAAACTGTTGAAAACTATGACAGAAGAAAAGAAAGAAGAATACAGGCCTAGGCTTGGCTGGCTCAACACCAAAGTAGCTATACTCAAAGTTGGGGCTAACAGTGAAAGCGAACTCTCATGGAAGATTAAGAAAACCATTGACGCTTCCAACGCTTCCCGTCTGGCGTTGAAAGACGGAATAGTGCCTGGGGGAGGACAATGTTTGGCGATGATAGGAATGAAAGACGGATTATCGGCAATATTACAATGTGTTCTTCAAATACCCCATGAAATTATTGGCGCAGTACTTGATGAAAATGTGATTGATCCCGCCGTGGTAATAAAATCCGCCTTGACGACAGCCGTATCACTTTCTGGTATAATATTAACCACAAAAGGAGCGTTGGTAGTACCTGAGTATTACAAGGAATTGGCCCGGCAAATGCAATCACAACGAAGATAACATGCGATTATTCTCTCAATGTGAAAAATGTCATAAACTTTCTCTGTTCATAAAATACTGGACATTCAAACTTCCATTCCAGAAAATCGACATGAAGTCAAAATCACAGTACTGCATGAAGTGTGCCTATCAATTACGCAAAGGATTTAGTATAATGGGTAAAAACAATGGAACAGAATGAGGCTCAAGAACAGCCAAATAAGAGACCATGGATGTACAAGAAAGGTCAATCTGGTAATCCAGGGGGTAGAACAAAAGGAAGTAAGTCAATGAAGACGTATATTGCTGAAAGATTGGCTGTTTTATCTGAAGACAAACGAGAGGAATTTCTTGATGGACTATCCAAAGAGGTTATATGGAAGATGGCGGAAGGAGCGCCTTCCACTCAAACTGACATTACCACCAAAGGGGAGAAACTAAACGTTGTCAGTCCAGAATCACTGGCACTTGCAAAAGAATATGAAGAAAAACTTAAAAAAAACATCTAAAGGTTTTAAATGGAGTGGCTGGATTAAACCACAGGAAGGAGTTATTAAGGGATATTATTGCGCGGGATATAATTCAGAAACGGGAAAGTGGACTCATTGGTGTGAAGATTCTAAACGTAATATTATTCCATGCTCCTCGAACAAATCTCAATCATCGCCTTCATCGTCAATAACGGAATAAGAACCGAGACTGGCGAACCATTGGAGTTTCACACACATCGGTATCTGTATGATATTTACCGTGACAACTCAAAGTATCTTTGCTCCATCAAGGCGGGACAGATAGGCTTCTCTCAAATGGCCATCTTGAAGACCTTGTGGATGGCGAAGAATAGGAAGATAAATGTGGGCTACATTCTTCCGACGGTTGAAATGGTGCAGAAGTTTGTCGGATCAAAGGTGAATCCGATGGCCACACAGAATACCGTATTGTTGGAATGGATGAAAGACAAAGACAGTGTTACGCAGAAACAAGTGGGAGAATCATTCATCCACTATCTTGGCGCACAGACGGAACGTTCCGCCATCATGCTCTCATTGGACATGCTTGTGGCTGATGAATATGACAAAGCGCCGCAGAACATATTGGAAACATACGATAGCCGTTTGCAACATTCCAAGTTTGGATACAAATGGGTATTCTCAAACCCTACATCCCCGGACTTTGGTGTAGACAAGTATTGGAGAATATCAGACCAGAAGAAATGGCATGTGAAACATATAGGCCGTCAAATTAATAATCCTTTCGCCAATATAGATAAATTACCGTCTTCCGCATGTTGCGGAGAAGTGATACTATTAGACGAATCAACAATCAACTATGAAAAAGAAATCTTTGAGTGTCCGAAGTGCAAAAAGGAAATCACCGATGAAGACAGGAGAATGGGCGAGTGGATTGCAACGTCTAAAGGAGAATGGTCGGGATATTGGATACCGCTTTGGATTAACCCCCAAAAAAGTGCCAAAGACATCAAAATCCTCAAACAAAATAAGACCGCTGAATACTTCGCTAACTTTGTGGCCGGACAACCCTATATTGGAAGCGGAAATAAAGTCTCTGCTTCTACAATCACAAATTGCATCTCTTCGAGAGTTAATCCACAAGAAGACAGACCAATTATCGGAGTTGATACTGGAGTCCCTTACCATTTCGTCGTAGCAAACAAGAAAGGATATTTCTATTATGGCAAGCTTTCTGACCCAAGTACTGGCAGAGATCCAGCCAAAGAACTTGAGGGATTGTTGGCACGCTGGCCGTCATCAATCATCGTGTCTGACGCCAATGGAGATCTTACGCCCATAAGGCTATTGCGGCAGAAATATCCCGGCAGGGTGTTTATGTGCTTCTATCGCACCCTCAAAAATACAGGCGAAATTGCAGAATGGGGTATTGGAGACAAATATGGCGAAGTATCCGTGAACAGAAATAAAGCCATTCAACAGTTCATTGACGAAATGACCGAGAAACGATGGACATACAACGGCACTGAAGCCGACTGGCATGAGTATATAACCCATTGGCTTAACATCTATCGCGAATGGGAGTATGATGACAGCGGTCTTGTCAACCGGGAGAAAGGTTTCAAGTGGGAACGGAATGGGCCTGATCATTTCTGTCACGCCGGGCTGTATTGCAGAATTGGCCTCGACAAGTTCCAAGAGCAAATGGCCCAGATAGTCGGAGGTGATTTACTTGACGGAATACCGGGAGGAACCGTCGGCGGGGAACGCATCAACGATTACCAAAATAAATGGTTTTAAACATGCCGGAACCTCTCAAAAACGCCGTGTACATGACCATCATGGAGCAAGAGCAATATGTCAAGCTCATGAAGTACTACAACGTTGTCTGTGAACTTGACAGGATAGACTTTTATGGAATGAAAGGTGGCAAGGTGGAATTGCACAAGGATAGACACGGAAACCTTTCGGCAGTTATACACACGATACACAAACAATTGATTTGACTTTTAGATTGTGTTATTATTTTGGTAATTAAATACACGATTAACCTTTACAGGCCGCAATCATCTGCGGCTATTTTTATGTTATCAACCAAAACCAAAAAACAAGCGTTGAAAGTAAAGAAGATTGCGGACAACAGCAATCCCAAGAGAAGCAATGCAAAAGAATCAAATACTGAGGGAACATACGGTATTAACCTTAACACCAGAGCGTTAAGCTCATAATCATATGGCTGTAGACTCAAAGAGCGACCCATTTGCCTTAAACATTTCCGGTGTGAGGAATTTGGTTTCTTCGCGCATGAATAAAGTCAACGGAAATGGTACATCTCTTGATGGTGAGGGCGTGGAGGGAGAGAAGCTAGATGTGCTTGAACTCGACATGAGCGAGCAGGATCTTCTTCAGCTTGCTAGAAAATGGCAATTGAAGTATGCAGGCTATGAGGACAAGATTAAACTTCGACAGGAAGCCAACAAGACGTTCTATCTTGGGAGTCAGAAAATTGGCATGCCCGGTGCAGGAGACGACAACCAGTCCGCAATCACCTCTAATCTCATTTTTGAGGCAATGGAGACCTTCCTGCCAGCCGCTCTGTCCAAGAACCCCGAGCCAGTTGTTTGGTCTGATAATAGTCCCGCAGGCAATGAGATAGCGGACAACGTTAAGACGATGCTCCAGTACCATGCAGACCAATTGGCTCTGCGTCCTAAACTGTCGTTGATGACCCGCAAATGGGCTTTGGACTTCTTAGGTGTTTTGAAGCATGGTTGGAACAATGACCTGCAGGAAATCAAGACTGAAATCAGGGACGCAAAGAATTTCGTCTTTGACCCCGAGGGATACGTTGATGTGTATGGCGACTTTACTTCATGGATGGGCGAGAAGATTACCGTCAAAGCGGAGAAGCTCATTGAAATGTTTCCAAAGAAAAAGGATGTCATCATTTTACTTGTGGATGGCAAGCTCGGCACGGAAGTAACCTACACCGAATGGTGGACTGACGAATATACGTTCTATACATTGAAAGACTGTGTGCTTGACAAGCACAAAAATCCTCATTTCAACTATGACCAAGAGGGACAGGAAGAACAGGTGGATGAAGCTACAGGAACGGTGATACAGCCTGCCGTGGAAGCTGTTTTAGGACAAAATCATTTTGCACATCCCATCAAGCCTTATACATTTCTATCAGTCTTCAATCTCCAAACACAGCCACATGATGTTACGGGCCTTATCGAACAGAACATTCCTAACCAGAGGCTTATATCCCGACGTACCGAGCAGATTGACTACAATCTTTCAAGAGCGAATAACTCTACTGTGTTTTCAGGTGAAAACTTCAATCAACAGACTGCGAAACAGGCGGCGACGGCATGGACAAAAGGACATCCGGTACTTGTACCCGCAGGCAGGCCAATCAATGAAGCAGTAAAGGACTTTCCGCCCCCATCCGTTCCAGACTCTTTCTTCACCGAGCTTCAGAACAACAAGGACAATCTGCGCTCCATCTTCGGCGTGCAGGGCATTACCGCACAACAGCAAGATCCCGAGCAGACCGCCCGTGGAATGATACTCAATCAGCAGTACGACAATTCCCGAATTGGCGGAGGCATTGGCGACAAGCTTGAAATGGTCGCCCGTACGGTCTTCAACTGGTGGGTGCAACTCTACTACGTCTATTACGACGAACAGCATTTCGCCTCGGTTGTTGGACAGTTAAAGGCGACGGAGTATATTCAGCTATCGTCGCAAAACCTTACGGCCAAGCTCATTGTTTCTGTTGCACCGGACAGCATGAAGCCACATGATGAAATTACGACCATGAATCAGGCAATGACCCTCATGGAGGGAGGCTTGTTAGACCCCCAAACATTTTTCACCCGTATCAATTTTCCAAATCCTAAAGAGACCGCAGGACAACTTATGCTTTATAAGCTCAATCCAATGGCCTATTTCCAATTGAACTTTCCAGAGGAAGCACAGGCGGCCGGTATGATGCCACAGCCTATGGCACCTGCGCCAGGTGGAGTGCCACAGCCGCAAGGTGGAGGAACGCCGCCAATGGCCCCTCCACAGCCAGGTAGTACGGGAGGCGTACCGGCCAATCCGTCTTTGGCATCTGTGCCATTGCCTCATTAACATTATTAGTTTAATATTATAGATATGAAAAAAGAATCTATACATCCAATTATTCCCCCATCAAAAAGATTATCAGCTAGCTTAGAAACATATATGACAAAACACAAAGACGAGCCAATGGGCAAGGAAAAGAAAAGCAAGAAGACGATTTTGAAAAGCAAGAAAGTGAAAGGTGTAGACCATAATGAAGAACAGGATGAGTTTGTAAAAGACGTGGACGCTAACAATAAATAAACATCATGCCACTCACTTCAAAAGGAAAAACCATTGAGCATGCGATGGAAAAAGAGTATGGCGACAAGAAAGGAAAAAGTGTTTTTTACGCCTCAAAGAACAAGGGCACAATCAAAGGCGTAGAGGGCAAGAAGAAAGCATTATCAGATAAGAAGAAATAGCTATGGATTTATTTCGTGATATCAAAAAATCGGGCAATGAAAAGTTAAAGAAAGAAGCCGAACACGAGCTTTCAGAACTTGGCGGCGAGAAGCGTGCCGAAGCCTATGAAAAGCGTGTAAAAAAGTCCAAGAAAGAAGCGCTTGAGAAAAAGAAAAAGGGTGGCAGAGAATAATCTTAAATGAAAAATCTACCGATCAAAAGTGTTGATGTGATGAAATTATCGAAGGATACGGTAAATAATCAATTGTCACTAGCGACAAAACAGAATCTAGTTTCATGTCTTGCTACTCTCGGTGTTACGCACATAGATATTGATGTGCCGATGGATACGAACGTACAGATGCTGGCCAACTCAAATACGCCGTCCCCGTTATCAATTGAAGGAGAAACTCGTCAGTGGTGTCAGGTGATTCACGCGGCTGGATTAAAAGTCATTCATAGAGGAACTTTTAGTGGAATGGAAGCAATTTATAATTTTCCCTATGCCAAAGAAGGTTCGGCGTACTTCATACCTGCCGGCACGGTTAACTCGGCACCAACAGATAATGAGAATACGTGGATGGGACGTATTAGACGTTATATTCTAGTCAGCGTCGGAGAGGCGAACTGGAAAAACGGAGACATTTTTGCTCCGATTCCAGAACCAACGTCAAACGCTTTTAATGGAAACAATTTTTGGGTATCAGCAGGTTCAACTTCACAGGCTAATTTTGCTTCATTCTTTATCACCGCACATGCTGTCTCAAATGCCGCATTTGCATCAATTGGAAAAAATATCCAGTTCATGTCCTTTAATAATTATAGTGAAGTCCGAAGTGGTTGGATAAATCAGTCATTGTTTACAGACCAAGGTATTGTTGGATTTGATTATTATGGTCAATATCAAGACAGTGCGGCAAATACTCCACCTGATTATATAACAGACTTAAATGAGATATTTGAGATTAGGGGTAATTTACCTCTGTTCCAAGGCGAATGGGGAGATATAGCTGGTTCAGCTATTCCAACACCAGCAAATATTGCGGCTCGTCTTTCGTATCTTGTCGACTTCTATAGCGAGTATCGAGATAATTTAGTCGATACGAGTGTACTTATCGGATTCAACTATTGGGGAGGTTGGTCGGCACAAAATACGTCACTTCTGTTGATCGATTCAAATGGAAATTACCAACTCAATGCACGGGGTGAGATACTCCAGAAATTTTATACCACAGAAGCCGGATATACAGCCTCTAATATACCAACGGTCACGTCAGGAAATTCAGACGACACCTATAAGTTCTAATTGACTTGCACGTTTTTTGTTTAGTAGTATACTTTAGTCAAACCAAATAAAGACAAACTCTAAACGAGCTTTCCTTGCAAAAGGACGGCTCTGTTTTTATTTGGATTATCAGTTTAACGGTTTAAGGCTTACCCAGGAATCCATAACAAAAAGTCTGCATCAAACCTCTTGTAAAAGAGTAAACCTATGGAAAAAACAAACAATGCAGAGGCCGATTTCCTGCAAGGATTGAAGTCGGACGATATCAAGTTGACGAACGACAGCGACATTCTCGGAGGCGAGGTGAAGACCGAACCAAAGCCTGCAAAGGCGGAGGACGATGATTCACCCCGAAACCGACGTGAACGGCGTTTCGTCAGGGAAATGGAGGAAGTACGCCAACAGGCCCAGGCAGACCGTGAGGCGAGAATCAAGGCCGAAGAACGGGCCGCCGCCATCATGGAGCTTGGACAGCGTGCCAGTACGTCATCCAACCCAGACGAAGTGAAGTTTTACGGAGACACGCCCGAGGGCAGGTTCGCCAAGTCTTTCATGGAAAAGCAATTGAAGGACGTTGAGGAACGGGCCTACACCCGTGCCGTAAACGAAATCAAGAAAGAGCGCGAGGCTGTAGCCCAAGAAGAAGCCAAAGACTCCCAGACCATCGACCAAGGTTTGTCTCTCGTTGAAAAAGAGTTTGACGTGGACTTGTCGGGTGATACGAAAGAGAGCCAGAAGCTTCGCAACGGGTACATCGACTTCCTTGAAAAGCTGACTACGGATTCATTTCCCGATTTCGTCAGTTCGTTCGAGGTGTATCAGCAGCTATCGAAGAAACAACCAAGCGAAACGTCCCAGCGTCAAAAAGCTCTCGCAGACAGGAGCATGACCTCATCGGGCAGTACCGGCTCTCCGCAGGCACCGAAATTCAAAAGCGGCAGAGACTACATAGAATATCTGCAACACATTAACAGCTAACATTATTTATTTAATTTATGGGGCCAAATAACCTTATACAGACCACTACCAACCAGTACTTGGCACCGGAGTGGCAGGATCAGGTCTTACGCGATAACTACTTTTTCGGTAAGATTCTGTCCAAAGTAAAACGATGGAAGGGTTCGCAGATGCTTCAGCCAATCAAATATCAGAAAGGCATCGCATCCGTTCCTTTCTCCGGTTTCGACGTTCTCCCAATCAATCAGATTCCGACGACTGTGAACATGTTCTTTTATCCGGCATTCGTCGCAACGAATATCGCTATTGCGGGCACGGATATTTCCCAGAACAGGGCGGAAGGCAACGGTGCGCTCAAAGTCCTCGACCTCATGGAGGTAACCATGAAGGCCCGGGGACAGGACGCCGCCGACGACATCGGCAACTATCTTCAGGGAGACGGCACGGCCTCCGACGGAAAAGCACCGATGGGTCTCGCAGGCATCGTTGACAACGGTTCAGACCTTGCAAATTACGGCGGACTCTCACGCGCAACCTATCAGGGTTTGAACGCCTACATCAACAACATCAGCGGCAACATTACCCTGTTGTCGCTCCGAACATCGTGGAACAACATTTCCGACGGGCCAATCCGACCGGACATGCTTCTTACGGATTACACCACATGGGCATACCTGGAACAGCTCTACACGCCGTTCCAGAGGAACATGATGACGGGCTTTGAGGCTTCGGCAATGAAGAACAAGGAGACCGCCTCCGTTTCAGGATACGCGGACCTTGTGTGGGATGGCATGTCGTTCTTCCGCGACAAGAAAGTCACGACGGGAACGATATACATGCTCAACACCGAGTTCCTTAACTTCTACGCTTTGAAGTGGTGGGAGGGCACGACCATCAGCCAGAAGACTGCGGACATTCAGGGCAACGTCTACGAAGATTCAATGTACTCTCCGCCGGGCGCATTCACCTGGACGGGCTGGATAAAGGCCTACAACATGGGCGCAATTAACGGCTTCGTCATCCTCGGAGGTCAGCTTGTCTGTGTCCAGCCTTGGAGGAATGCCGCTCTCACGAACGTCACCGGAAGTTGATTATTAGCTTAACGGTTAACCGTAAAAGGAATACGCGAAAGCAAAAATCTAACGGTACCTAAATAACCAAAAATGGCAACTACAGGACATCAGTCACCACAGTCAAGTTTTCCCCCCCTTAAAGTAAAACAGCTCAATACGACCACATGGGGCGCGGGAGGAAACACGACCACTATCAAGGATTCGTACATCTCCCCCAACTCATTCATAGATTGTTATGTGACGGGGACAAGCGTACAGGCATCCGGTCAATGGTCGTACACCGTCACGGCAGGTCAGGTCGTCATCACTTCATCGGCATCGGAACAGTCAACATTACCACTAACCTACATCGTCCTCTAACATGAATACACAACTAAAATATATTTTGGGTATCGTGGGCGCGGTCATCGTGGGCGTCGGCATCGGATACTTCATGTTCCGTTCAAGACCGCAACTCGTCGGGGGATCCAACCTCGCTCCAGGTACCATAAACAATGTTGCCCGCATTGCGCAGATTGCAGGAAACGGCACCGCGACAAGCACATGGTTCTCGATGTTGAACACCGATGCGAATGACAGAATCGTCCTGTCGGTCGACATCGCAATTAGTGGCACCTCCGGCGTGGGTTCGACATCCGCCGAACTGGTCCAATGCGCAACGAGCACGGAACCGTATGATTTGAACTCAAACTCAAACTATACGTTCAATACTACCCTCAATGCTCTGGGCACCGCCATATTGTCGTACAATTCGTACACAAGCCTCGCTTCGACTTCGGTCGCCCACGATTGGGCGGCAGGGTCATACATGAACTGCGTGGCGGGCGCTTCGGGCGTGGCCAACAGCGGTCTTACCACGGCAACCACTACGGAGGAAATCCGCATTCCGTACATTCCGTTATAAATTATCAGCTTAATCACTAATCACAAATGAGCAAAATTACTCAACGTCCGGCAGTAGGAATCTTGAATCCGTTCGGAACGGCTTCGACGGCTTCCAACTATATCGGCACCTCAACTCCAATTTCAGGAGCGCAGGCATACTCCGCCAACCCTGCAAACGGGGCACAGCCAACACCGGGCACAGGTTTCTACGACCCGAACTTCTGCACCTATGTAGGTGAGAAGTTTGACACTGCAGACGGTCGTGAGCTTGTCCTTGTAGCCAATGGCGTGGGTGCGCTTGCTGCAGGAACGCTTGTTCAACAGGCGGCTCCAATCGCAGCGTTCTCCGTAACGGCACTGGCAATAACCGTTCCAACGGCTACGCCTGCAACGGCGGGAAGTTTCCAGATTCTCGTTACGAACGGAACAACCGTCCTTAACGTCAATCAGTACGCGCAGGGCTATATTATCGTCAGCGCAGGCACTGGTATCGGTCAGATGTTTAAAATTTCATCGCATCAACCTGCAATATCGGGCGCTACATTCCTTGTAACCCTTGAAGACGCAATCCAAGTTACGCTTGACGCCACTTCAAAGGTAAACCTCCACTACAATCAGTACGGTGGTTTGGGCGGAAGCGGTACGACTGGTTCTCCAACAGGCGGTGTCATCATCAATCCTACGACACAGACATCTGCTCCAGTCGGAATGACATTGACAGCCATTGCGGCGTCGGTAGCGACGACATATACGTCAGCCGGTCTCGTTAACGTTGCCGGAACAGTACAGTACGGTTTGATCGCCTGTCATGGTTTCGCGGCGGGTACAAATGACGCGGCAGGCACGTTGACGGCGGGTGCGGCAGTCATGCCATCGACATCGGTCGCAGGTGCAGTTCGTGCCTCGACAGGCGATGTTGCAGTCATCGGCAATGCAGTTACTGCGGCTACAGCTTCGACTTCGTTCCCTATCATGTTAAATATGTAGTTTCCTAAAATCTCTCTCATTCATTGAGGGGGATTTTATGGAGCCTATAATGGCTACCGTTTATTAACTCTCTGCAAAGAGAAAAATTAACCGCCCTGCAAAGGGAAAACAACATGAACCCGAATACCAAGTACAAGTTTGCGTCAGAGCTTCCAAAGGATTACAAAGGCACGCTCCATTTCACTAATTTCTCCGATGAGGAGTTTTCGGCGAAATGGAATAACGTGGTCTATTCGTATCCTCCAAAGTCAACCGTTCCCATTTTTATCCCCACGGCGTCTCCGATTGAGACCTTTAACATCCGCACCATGTTTGCCAAGCAATTGGCCGATAGGGAGTTTCGAAAGTCAAAACGGGCCGGTACGTTGAACGAGATGAATAAGGGAGTTCAAAGCATCCATGCCGCAGTTTCGTACACCGAAAACGACCTTGACGCTTTGATTTCACGGTGTCTCGAACCGCTTCCGATGGGAGAAGTCAGGACTACCGACGAGGAACCCGAGGGCAAGAAGCGGCCAAAGGCCCGGGTGACGCATCCCATCCAAGAGGGCGAATCGTTGGTGACCGGTAAAGGCGAAACATTCTGATGAGACTTCCCGAGAAAAGCGAAATAGTCAAAAGTCGCCTTCTCGAACAGCAGGAGGAAGCTAAAATCGGTTTGTCACTTGCCAGAAAAGTGGATGATGTTCGGATCGAGCTCATTAAGGAGCAGAATAACTTGGAAAAGTTCCGCACCGAGACAACGAAGCGCATTCAAAAGGAACTCGACGATTTCTTTGCCTCAAAGGAGAAATTAAAGTACGAAGTTGAGGTTTTGGAACGTCATAATAAAAATCTCAAAGCTCCGTTCGATGAGGAATGGGAATCAATCAGGAATATCCGGATAGGTGAACTGGATGCACGCTACGACGAAGTGGAACACATCAAAACTGTCGTAGAACAGGAAAGGGCTGAAATCTCTCGTATACGCCTCCAAAACGAGAAAGACAGGGAAAGTATCGAGTTGGCCCTTAAAGAAGCCCACAGCGAAAGGGAGAGGGCAAAGAATGAGGTAAAATCAGCCCATTCCATCCTCGAAAGTGCCCAAATAGCCAAAGCCGAAGCACAATCGAGGATTGATGCGGAAAACAATCAACTTGATAAAAAAGCAGAGGAATTGGCATTGAAGCTCCGGGACATCGAAGTGCGGGAGGCGGCGATAGAAAAGTCAGTCCGCGAACTCGCCCGTCGGGAACGTTTTATTAACAGCAAATATAAGGTCTTAATGCAGACCCAGCAGGCATTACAACAAAATGGCAAATCCAACCACAGGAACACCGACTCTGACCATGGGACAACCGGTTAATGTCGGAACGTTCTGTAACATAACGGCCACCACGGCAGGTTTCCAGATAAAGGCGGGCGAAGGATATTTATATTCAATCACGTTCAATACATTCGGCGGAACAGGTCTCGTCACTTTATACGACGGCACATCGACTTCCGGCGTCAAGATCGGAACGATAACCGGCACCGCGACGGTGGTACCGGTCACCCTTACGTATAACCTATACTATGCAGTAGGACTATTCGTGACTGTAGCCACCTCGGCCCAGGATATGACCATAGTTTATAGATAACAAATCTATGTCAATAGACCACACGACGGCGAGACGAGACAGCAATGATGTTCCATCGGAACTTGCGGTTTCGAACGCAGATGAACAGACGACAGTGCCGTTATATGCGGATCCGATACTCCACGCTTTGATAGTTCACTCGGTTTAATCAATAAAAAACTTTGGCTTACAGATATGACAAAGAACATAATGAGATAGTCATAGACGGATTTCAGGATGGCATCTCTCCCTCCCCCTACCTCGGCATCGGCAACATGCGAAATGTCGGAACGCACTGGATGCCTGGTGTTGCGTATGTCAATTATCGCCGTCAGGCCGCGACATTGACCGGAGAGAATGATATAGATTTTTATAGTGAATCAAACTATAGTGGCTCATTTAATTTGTATTCCGGCGGTACCACATATATAGGTCAACAATTTAAGAATGGACCACAAAGCCAGAGTTTCACCAATGCTAGTTTTTATCTCTCAAAAACAGGAAGTCCGACTGGAAATATAACAGCATATTTATACTATCCGTATTCTATACCTAGTATAACTGTTAGCGCTTTAGTTGTTGGAGGCGGCGGAGGAGGAGGTGGAACCTCGAGTGATATAGGCGGCGGAGGAGGAGGTGGACAAGTTCTTTATAATACTTCAGTACCAATTACTCCACAAGCTTATTCGGTTACTGTCGGAACCGGGGGGGCTCAAGGAGTTAATGGCAATAATTCAGTCTTTAACGCCATAACCGCTCTCGGCGGCAGTAAAGGAAATGGATCGGCCGGAAGCGGCGGTGCTTCAGGAAGCGGCAAAACCGGAGGAACCGGGAATAATTCTAATGCGAGCGGCGGCGGAGGAGGAGATACCGGAAACGGGGCTAATTCATCAGGCAACAATGGTGGAGCCGGAGGAACCGGAACCGCCAATTCAATAAGCGGATCAAGCGTCACCTACTCGGTCGGAGGAGGAGGTGGTGGTCAATCAAGCGGCCCAGGAGGTACAAGTCCCGGACCGGGTTCTGGCGGCGGAGGAGCTGATAGTTTTTTTCCGCAAGCTGGCAGTCCTGGAAATAACGGTATAGTCATAATCTCATGTCCGACTGGAATAATCACAGCAACCGGTGGAACCCACACGACATCCGGAGGAAATGACATATGGACTTTTACGACAAGTGGAACGTGGACGATAACTTCTCCTGCTCCCGCTACTATTGTGGCAACATCGTCTCCAATAAGTGCCTCTACTTTAACAGGAACTCCTACTCTAATTCCTTTCACATTCTCATCAACTTCACTTTCTGCAAATACAACGTATCTTTTAGGTCTATCATATACCGGAGGAGATGTCAGTGATACGGTTAATGTTGGATATGGTATCACCAATGAGTACACTGGCATGAATGCAGTCAATTCTACCACTACCGGTTCATATTGGGCTTATATAAATAGCCCAACTTTGAATAATCTTATTTATCATGCGTACGGTATCGATACAATGGCTAATCCCGTTCAGTCGGCACAATCACCGGCGGGATTAAACTATATTCTCGATACATCGGGTCAGGTGTGGAAGCAAAGTTCGGTCAATTCTTCAACATTTTCGCTCATAGCCAATGGCCCGGGCCGTTTGGGAAACGGAAACGGAGGCATTGCCTATTGGAACAATTACATCGTGGTGTTTGGCGACGGTTTGATAGAATTCTGCGGCAACGGAACGGGGGATGCGGCCATCAATTCGTCAAATTGGAACCTCAACACCGCGTTCTTTCCTCTTAATCAACAGACGTTCACCGCGCAACAGTTTAGCCTATCGGGTGCGCCGAGCGGCACATACACCGGAGGGACGTTGGCGGCCACAAACCATTATCCTTCGGGGGAGTCTGCCAATTGGGGGTACGCCAGCACCAGTACTGCAACGATAATTCTCTCCACGGGCCAGACTATCACCGGCTGTACGTTTACGAACGGAAGTTCCTCATTCACCACTCCCTCGACGGTCATAACGGGCAGTCCCAATACGCTTGTCTTCATTTCAAGCCCGGGACTGTTTCACTCGACGAGTATCGTAACGAGTGGACAGCAAATAACATTTACGACTACGGGAATCTTGCCGTTCCCATTGCAAACGAATACGGTATATTACGCAGTCCAATCGGACTACGCGGCGGCGTCAGGAAATACCGCATATGCTTTCAATGTGGCCACGACTCCTGGGGGGACTGCCATCGTTTTAAACACCCAGGGAACGGGAACTCACACGTTTGAAGTAATCGAGTATATAAATCTTCCCATAGGAAACGTCTCGAATCTTACCTTTACCCAGGCGCTTAGCAGTGGGACGACAAGCGCCACGATAGCGGGATATACGCTTCCCAATGGCACAGCAGGCGGTACAGAATGGCTGTTGCCGACGGGCATATACAATCTCATTGATTCTAATGGGAATAATATATCAGCCACATTTACTCTGGCATCGGGCACCGTCAATTTCGCACCCGCAATATCGCAATACGCTACGGGAAACTTCACGGTCAATATCATCAATCCGAATGTCAATTCGAGGGCATATACCTCGACAGTGGATGGGAACCTCTATTTCATAAACGGCCAATCAATGGGGGCAATCATATACGCCGACAGCAATGTGACGTTCAATCCCGGGAACGGACAGACATATGCAGTGCAGTATTCCATCTTTGAACTCGCGACGGGAAGCAACGCCGGTTCGGATTCCATCGTGGACATGACCGATCTGCAGACGACGATGGTAGTCGCAGGTAAAAACCATGTCTACACATGGGATTACACGTCGAGTTTCACCAACGCTCCCGTGCCTCTGGGAGAACCCATTCAGAGAATTAAAAATCTTCTCAACAGCATTTACATCACCGCGGGACAGAAAGGAAACGTGTATGTTTCAAACGGTTCATATGTCCAATTGATGTACAAAATACCCGATTACGTTGCAGGAGTGATAGACCCCGTGTGGACGTTTGGAGACACCATGACACACCGTGGAAAGATATACTTTCAGGCTATGGCCCAGAATACTTCAGGTACAAACATCCTCGCAGGAATATTCTCCCTCATTGTCTCTCCTGCCGTTACCGGGGAGGTGGCGTCCGGTCTTGTTATGGAAGCGCAGAATTCATACGGTCTAACGCCAGTTTCTGGAGCTACAGGTGCAGGCATACTCATCGACAACGTACCGTCCTCAAGCGGTCAGGACAGCTATTACAGCGTGTATTCCACGGGATCTTCGTCGGGAGCCATTGACTATAACGACACGACCGTATGGCAGAATTTCGAGCCTACCATCGAAACCGACATCATTCCCATTGGAACGTTCTTGGACAAGAAAACACCGGGACAGATACAGTTTATGCTCGACCGTGAACTTGCGACGGGAGACCAAATAGAACTGTCATGGAGGCAATCTTTGTCGGATTCGTACACGACGCCTGTAGTTACTTCAACGACAACGCTTGCAAACGCTTTTGGTTCAAACTTAGCCCAGATACAGTAGGTACAATTTCGTGTTGGTTTTAAAGGGGCCGCAAGTAATTCATCTTTCATTCCTTTGAGAGAAATACGAATAGCAATACAATAAAATGCTTAACGAACAGGCAATTAGAAAAATAGTGGACGATGAAATCAAGAAGAAGCTGTTTCAGCTTCCAAAGATTCCGCCGCATAAGCATGATGGAAGCGATAATATCAACATTCCATCGACAAGCGTTACTCCGCCGATTCGGGCAATGGCCACGCGGGTGAGATTTGATGAAAATAAAGATTACACTTTTTATTTTCCGTCCATATCCCCCCAAGTAATACTATTTGAGGGATACGCACTTCAAAATACTTCTACAGTTAAATTTACGATGACGAGTTCTTTGTCCGCAGGGGCAAACTTCGGGACACTGACTTCAGTATGGGCAGGTTCGACGGAAAATTTACTGGTTACTTTTTCAAGCGGCGAAACAAGAGCGGTTAGTTTTACCAACAATTCTTTGACGATATTTTGGACGCCCCCGTTGAATTTCTCGGCAGGAACTACCGCCGAATATCAGACAGCGGCCGCGTATGCCCTTATCAATGGAAATGCAATCATCAGTCAGGCGTATCAGTTTCAGGGAAGCACGTCTTCTTCGGTGGTGGTAGGAGGACTGGAATATCCCATATCGACAATAACCCCACAGTCCATAAATCAAATAGGACTGTTGGCGCAATCGTCGGCAAATACATATCTAGACCCTACAAATGTGGCGAACATGACTGCCCATTTGGACGCCAACTTCATTGTCAATGTGTATTCAAATACCAATGGAAACGTAGCGACCGCTCAACTATTTACTGTCAATCAAGGTTCAGTGGTGCTTCAAGTAACGAATTTGAACGGTTGGCATATACTGGGAAATTTGACTTTTATTTAGTCATCAAGAATATGAGAGTAATTGGGATTGCAGGGATGACTTTGAAACTGATATGCTACGTTTCCACACCACGGCAATGGGTTTACTTGTTCAAATGTTTCTTGTGAAACAGTAGTCGTAGCTTCAAACATCTCTGGAGGAGTTACCCAAGTTTGAGAATATCCCTCTTGAACAGCCTGCGCCGCGGCCGCGTTATTTATTGCTTCTATTTGAGCATATACCTGTGCATTCGTAAGCTGATGTGAGGATGTGGCTATTGTCAGAGTAAGTAGTATGATTTTCATGTGTGTATTATATCACTTTAACCTTGAGAATAGGAAGGTAAAAGCCTGCATTCAGACCTTGACCTTGGATTAATAAATAAGGTTTTCTCTCCTTTAATCCTATTCGACCCCGCTATCGAAGGAAGCTCGACGAGCTGTTCGTGTGTTTTCTACGTCAGGGTTTAAGGTAACGTAGAAGTGACTCTTTAACCTCTCGTGAGCTGGTTCCTGCCAGTCGCATCGGTATAAAGTTCTTTCGATTATTGGCTTCCAATAGAGGGTCGAAAGATTCGCCGCCATCTCTATCAGTCCCCAACTCAAAGCTCGCACCCCTTGTGAGAATGCGAGCTTTAAGCACAAGGGTTATGATGATACTATCAAATGTGCTATACTCTTGTCAAGCACTTGAATTGACTTTACAAAAGTAGTAGTATTATATCAACTTAATAGAGCTAATCCCTTACGGGCCACAATCATGTGGCTTTTTATTTTAATAACACACCACTTTGATCTCGAACACAGCCATTGTAGGAACGACCGCAAGCAGTTCACCATCAACATATGGGAATGCTTTTACGACGTTGTGCAACAACAATTCGCAGACGGCGGTAACATTTGGTCAGGCACAAGCAAACAACTATCACCGCTTCCTCATACAGAAATACTTCGATAACGAACGTACCTTTTCCATTCCCGTAGTCGGAGGACGCAACATAACGTTCACCACTACTCTTGCTGTAGGCGCTACGACAGCGACCATGACTTCGACATGGGCTTTTATGACATGTACACAGCAAGTTGCCTTTTCATCTGGAGACCAGAGAATATGCTCGTTTGTAAACGGTTCCGCAGTCATCACATGGAACGCAGGTTTGGCCAATACTGCAACGACTGCCGCTTCTACTTTGGGTGTTAGGGACTATCCAATTCCCGCAAACATTTCAAAAATAACTAACGACACGGTTACTGTCGGTTCAATCGTCTTTCAGCCTTTCCCCGTCCAGTCCCGTCAGGAATGGGACATGATAAACACCATTCCCTACACTTCCGACATTCCAAATTACTTTTTCATTTACGGGGGGACGCTTGGCATTTGGCCGATACCGTCCACGACAAACAATGTGCTTACGTTTAACTACAAGGCCCGTGTACCCGACCTGTCGTTTCAAGACTATTCGACAGGAAATGTGACCGCCATGACACAGGGGGGATTTCAGGTAACTGGAACGGGTACTTCATGGAGTACAACAGGAGGTTTCCCTCTTAATGTTGACGTATCATATTTCAATCTCATGCTGCGGGTCAGTCCGCCGAACGGCGACGGCATATGGTATCCCATTTCATCATTCCAAAGCGATACGTCTCTTACACTAGCATTGCCCGTGGTGAATGCTCCGAATATCACGCCGGGTTCAACTTACACCATCGGACAGTTTCCCCTTTTGCAGGAAGATTTCCATGATACCATCATCTATGGAATTTTAATGTCATATTACACGACTATCGGTAAAGACCCCGACCGGTACAAGATTTTCAAAGATATGTACGAAACTCGTTTAAGACTTATGGAGGATTATATCGGTACAAAAAGTATTTCTGTTGATCTTGAGGATAGTCAACCCATAAATAACGCAAATCTCTATCCATACAAGACAAATCTTAATTAGTCAAATTATGATACAATCATTATATGAAAACTAAAGTCTACAAATACTCTGAAGAACGACGAAGACATATGAGCGAAGCTCGTAAAAAAAATGGGACTTCTTCTGCTCAATATGCACATCTTCATGCAATGCACAAAATAAATAGTTTGACTGGTAGGACTAAACGTCCTTTCTATCCTACTGGCAAAGACCATTATCTTTTCGGAAAACACCATACCGAAGAATCAAAATTGAAATTAAAGATTGCTAATAAAGGACATGCTCCCCCAAACAAAGGTCTTCCTATGTCAGAAGAACAAAAAAAGAAATTGAGCATAGCAAAAATTGGAAAGCCAGCAGGTTGTAAAGGAAAACCACGGCCATCTGTGCAAGGTGAAAAACATTGGAATTGGAGAGGTGGAGCAAGCACTATAAACGAATTATTCAGAACTTCCCTTGAATATAAGTTATGGCGTGAATCGGTTTTTAAACGTGATAGTTTCACGTGTCAAGAATGTAAGCAGGTAGGAGGTACTTTGCACGTACATCATATTAAGCCTTTCTCCACACACCCAGAATTAAGGACTGCTATTGATAATGATATTACTCTGTGCAAAAAGTGTCATATAGCAACGCCGACGTATGCAGGGAAAATGATGAAAAAGAAGAATAAAGTCTTCCCTTATAAAACAACATAAATTAGTAATATGTCAACTCCAATATCAAACATAGCTCCAGGACTTTCAAACAGTGTGTTTGCCCCTAAATTTGGAGGGCAGTCATCGAGTACGCAAACTTCTTCCCCCTCGGTAAGTAATGGAGGTTCATATAATCCGTGGGCGGGTACAGGGTACAGTTCCATAAATTCTTTCACTCCACCGAGCACTTCAAATGTAACGGGGTTTTCCAATACTGGGCAGGCGATAACAAGTACACCATCACAAACACAAGGTCAAAGCGGAGCAACTGCCAATGGCGGATATGCAGGAAATCCCGCCAATAATCCTTACTACACTGGCTCAACGTCTCAAACTAATACAGGAGGAGGATACGCTATAAGCAATGGACAAGGATATGCCGCCAATGGCGCAGTAACCGGTGGCAATCAAAATTCCATGATGACACCGGGTGGCGGAGGAAGTACTGCGGGAACAACACAAACAAATATCCCATCTTCACAACAATCTGTTAATGGTGTAATAGGTAATATATTTCCGGGTGTCCTCTCAAGTCTGGCCAACACTCAAGCCCCCACTGCAACATCAAACGCCTATAATTATCTTCAAGGACAGGCTCAGGGACAAAATCCCGCTCAACAGAATATCAATACGTTAACGGGAATAGGACAAAATCAAACTCCTCAAGTCCAAGGTGCGTATAACGCTCTGGCGGGATTTAATCAGTCAAATCCATTGCTACAATCAGCTCAAGCATCTCTGCCTATGGCCGCTCTCATTTCTTCAGGCCGTGGACAGATACTTGGCAATCAGCTCGCAGGTGAACAGCAAGGTCTTGCCAACACCTACAACGCCGCAGTAACCGGCGAGGGCCAGCAAATAGGGGCGGCAACAGCGGCAGGCGGTCAGCAATTGACTGGTCAACAACAGCAGATAGAT